CCGGCGTGGAACTGCCGCCGAACAGACTCTTGATCCCCGAAATAATCGGCGACAAAAACCCCAGTGTGCCGCCGAATAAATTCGACGCGATACTGCTCAGCGTGCTTCCCGCCGAGTTGCCATGCGACGAAGTGTTGCCCTGCAGCGCCTGGGTGTTCTGCGTAATCAGATCCGCCTGCTGCTGATAAGCCGACTGTAGCTGCTGGATCTGCTGCCCTGCCTGCGACAACGCGCTCGTAAGATCTCCGTTGTCGCCCGACACGCCCACCCCGATCGTGGGTGCATTCGGTATCCCGCGCTTCCGCGACGGCGCAATTGTTGCGATCGTTTCCTCAAGACTGCGATGTGCCACTGCGCTGCTCCTTTTCCATCAAATCCCGCAATATTAAAAACGCTTCTACTTTCCGGGCCTCCAGGTCGAGCGAGTCCGGAATTCCCAGCCGCCGCCTGACGAAGAATTCTTCGAGCAGGCTCAGACTTTCGCCCGTCACCAAAGACTTCGGGCACTCATCCACATGCATGCGGGCGCGGCCCCACACAATGCGGGGCGCGCCACGTTTTTCCACAGGAAGAAACCCACACCGGCGTTTCACGTCCAGACCATTTCTCCTGCAGCTTTCGCAATCCCACCCGGTCCGGCCGCCCGATTCGGCGCTCGCCAGCTGGAAGTGGAATGCGACGGTCAGTTTTTTCTTTCTTGCTCGTTGAGACCGCACTCGCTCTTGATCGCGGCAAGGATTTCCTGAAACAAATCTTCAGGACCCTTATCGATGAGCAACTGCGGAGTCGCCGGCTCGCCGTCCAGTTCAAGGGCGCGAATTTCTTCGAGCCCCCACTCGATGTAAAGCCGGTCGAGCTGCGCGCCCAGCAAACTGGCTTCGATGCGGTTTTTCTCTTCTCTGCCCGCATCGAAATATTCCAGGCGCGCCGCCAGATCGCGGACGCGCTTCATCAGTTCCAGGCGGCGGCCGAAAGTCATCCGGGCGATGACGAATTCAACACCCGGTACAACTTCGGACGCGACGGTCTTATTGCTTTGCCAGACGTTCATGATCGTCTCCCGTTATCCGAACGCGATGACGATTTCGTCGTCAATAGTGCCCTGCGCCCGCGTGTCCTGGAACTTCCACTGCAAGCGGGTTTCGGAATCTTCGAATTCCGGCACCACCGGCACCACGCTTCTCAGATAGATTCCCATTAACTGGCCGCCCTGCTGACCAAGTTGGAACATCACGCCCATCGGAGACCGCTGTCGGGCGGCCTGGTAGAGCGACAGAGTTGCGATATCGTCTGTGCTGAACAGTTCGAGAGTCATCGAGACCTCGCGCTGCCCTGGTGCAATTCCCTGCGGCAGGCTGGTGCCGAACTCTTTCGCCCGCATGTCGATGTTGTTCTTGATCTGCACCGAAGCGGACGAAACAGTCAGGAACTGATTCGGGATAACACCTAGCCACACCTGGCCGAGATTTCCCGGAACCGGCGAATAGGTATAGGTGGAAACCGTAGGCTCGGATGGGAACACACTGGCCCCTGCCTGACCCGCAGTGAAGGACGCGCTGTCCACAATGTCCTGGCCCTGGCCCTTGAATTCAAACTCGTGGAAGTCCCCGTTGAGCTTGATAGTGGCCTGATCGACAGCTGCGCCCGAGATAATGCGCTGCACTGCCGTCGAAGGATCCCAGTAATCGTACAAGCTGACGCTGGGCAGTGCCGACGCCAGGCTATAGGTCGCGGTAGGGCTGATCGGCACACCGGGAACGGGCGCGGCGGAAAGCGGCGCATTGAGAATGATGGTCGTCGGGTCCACCACTGCGGCGACAAAGCGAATCTCACCTCCGGATACAATTGCCTGTCCGGGTGTAAGGCCGTGCGGCGCGCCAAAGGCTACGCTGTTGGTCGTTCCCGACACCGGCGTTCCGCCGGTCCATATGTTGCCGGGGGCTCCCAGTGCGGCCTCAAACAAAGGACCGTGCGGGGGTAGGGTCGTAAGGTCCGCCCAGTCCCGCATATACGTTTTCAGATCGAAATTCGTCTGAGTCCGCATGCCCTGCGGCAGACCGGCCCACGTGCGCGTGCCTGTCTTATCCTTTCGCTGACTCTTGGCCAGCTTGACCTGCGCGGTCATGCTGACCGCCGGAATCCGGTTAGTCGCCGATATCGCGGCGATTTGCCCATATGCGCTTTCCTTTGCGCAGTACCAACGATTTGCGTTCGATGAAATGTATGACATTTTATTTGCTCACTTGAATTTCGAATCCCACCTTTGCGCGCTGCAGGAAATTCTTCCCGCCGCGCGCAACAGGTTCATAGCCGACGTCGTATCCGCCTGAATAAAACGCCCCGTTGCCCCAGTCGCCTCGCGAATCGTCGAGAAGGGCGCATACCGCATCCACACATGCCTGCGTATTCGTCTCCAGCCGCTCGAGACGATCCTGCGAATAGCGCACTTCGACCACAAGATGCGCTTTTCCGGAAAACTGGCGGAATTTTTCCTGCAGCGAATTGGAAAGCTTGTCGCAATAGACCAGCAGCGCCGGATACTGCGCGTGCCCGGTCTTCTCGCTGATCTCCACGTTCGCGTTCAGAGCGACAATCGATCGGATGCCGCTCGCCGTAATTCCCGCATCGCTTCCCTCGATAGCGCCTAGCCGCACGTTGACGCCATCCAACGACGACTGCAGCATCGTCACGACTGTGTTCGTTAATGTTCCGGTTGTTCCCGCCATTTTCGTTTAACCTCTCAAAAGCATCCGCACCAGCGGACGCGTAAACTCGGGCGTCTGTCCCAGGCCCGGCAATCGACCCTGCGTGACAAAGCCCGGCACATAGGTGAAGCTTGCGCCGAGCGGCAAGGCCACATCGTTCTGCAGAACCATCGCGCTGAGCGACGGGCCCGCGTAGACGTTAAATCCCGTTACATTTGCCGGGGCCGCCGGCGCGGTGACGGTCATCAGGAAGCTATCGGCGACCTCAATGGACGAGGTCACCGACACTGCGCCTTCACCGCCACCCGCGTTCAGCCACGAAATGCAGGCGTAGAATGTTCCACCCTGCTGTGGTCCCGCCACGCTTCCCAGCACCGGAGCCGACGCCTGAGACACGGGATTGTTGACCAGCCCCATGCCGCTCGCCATATACTTCTCGTAGGTGGTCCGCGTAAGCTTCGAATATTGATCCCACTTAGCCTGATAACGATCCGCTAACTGCGAAAAATAAGCGTCGCGATAGAACAGCGCCAGCGCCTGCATCGTCTCCCAGCGCCTCAACGCGGGCGTAATCACCACCTGCCCGATATGCAGCGCCGGACTCCAGACCATGTCCAGCGAAGTTCGCGGACGGTCCAGCCAAAGCTGCAGATCGGCCGCGATCTCGTCGTGCGCCAACGCAATCTTAGTCGTTACGTTAATTCCGCAAGTCTGCGCGACATCCAGCAGCCCGGAGTCCTGGTTCGTAAGATCGTCAACTCCCGCGGCCAGCCCATCCACGAACAGTGCCATGGCTAGCTCCGCTCTTTCGACTTCTTGAAGTCGTTAGCGGGAATTACCATCACCTGCAGCCGGCGCGCGGCCTCTTCGTTGTCGATGCGTTCTTTGGACTCCCGATGCGTCTCGTAAAATGCAATAGCTTCTTCGTCGGTCGCCACGCGCGCGCGCCCTTCCGCAATCAGCCGCGCCGCGATAGCACGCGACGTTTCGGTAAGTACGCCTTCCTTTCCGCCTTCCGACGTCTTGAGGCTGAATAACACTATGTGCTCGCCCGTAAGTATTTCTTCGGTTTCCCGAATTCTTGTGTAATAAGACCGTAAATCCATAATTGCCCCTTTTCTTTAACCGACTTGGCGCCACTCACTTACAGCCGCGGCTCAGGAACCACTTCCGAGCCGCGACTGTGAAGGAGCGGTAACGTTACCCGACTAGCTGTTCACCTGCACCGCGAAGTTGTTCCGCAGTACCGCGCAACCGTAGAGCACGTCAACCGTGAACTGCTGTGACAGCGTGTTCGGCTGATAGCTCATCGTGACGCGCATTCCGAAGTTGCCCAGTTCGGCGTATTCGGCGATGGCGCCCGTACCCGGCAGAGGCTGCGGCAGACGGCGGATCACCAACCCGATAGCGTCCTTGCAGAACGCCATGTTGTGGGTGTTCACCGTTGAGGTGCCCGTCTTCTGCACATACTGCGAACGGAACACGAAGAAGTCTTTGATCTTCCCGATAGTTCCGTCCACCAGCGCGCGCAGACCCGCTTCCCCGCAGTTGTGAAACTCGCTGAACCGCGGAATCTGACGCATTGCCGAGTAAGTGTTGCTGTCGACCACCAGATACTTCGGCTCGCTCGAGGGCACTTTGGCCGTGAAGAGCGAAGTCTCCGCCTGGTCGAGAATAGCTTCGGTAATGGGCGTTCCCGCCGTACCGAGCGGCGCGTTCGCCGTAAAGCCCGCATACAGGTTCAAAAGATCGCTCTCGATCTTCTCGGCGATCGCGATGACCGCGGGCTGCATGTAGACCTTCAGCAGGTCCGGCACCGCCAGAACCTTGGTCACATCCGGAATCTGGAAGGTGGCTTCGGCGTGCGTGTTGAGCACGATCTGCGCATTTCCAAGGCTCGGATTCTGGGGCGTTACCGTACCGCCCTCCGCGATGTTATTGGCCACAAGCTGCGGCGCGATCGGAATGTTTACCGTGTCGCCGGCCTGTGCCAAAGTCGGTTCGTAATCGCGGTTCACAAGGTTCCCCAGTACGAGGTTCCCCACGAGGGCCGGCAGCGCGTCCGCTGCTACCAGTTTCACGATCGCGTTCGCGACATTTGCTGACGTTATAGATGGCATCTTTCTCCTTCACTTCTCTTTCTTCACTACAAATGAAAAGGGGACCGTTTCCGGTCCCCTTCGTTGCTGCATTCCCTACAATCCGGCGCTAACCGCCGGCTATTGAGAAACCTAAACTCCGCGCAAGCTCTGGTTGGCGACTCGCAGGATTTCCTGCCGTACCCGCTCCAGATCTTCCTTGCTCATCGACGGGCCGATCTTATCGATGTCGATCGCGCCTGTACTCGCCTGCGGCGCTGCCTTCTGCGTGCCCGTCATCCCGGTTCCGCCCGGGATCCGCGCCGGAAGAAACTCCGGATTCTCCTGGACGAAGCCAGCCAGATAGTCGCCGACAGGCACATCGCCGTTGTCTCCGCGCGCTACCAGCCGGCCGTCGTCCGTTCTTACGATGCCGTCCTGAACTGCTTTGTAAGCGAGGTCGACCTTCACCACGCCCAGCTTCTGCAGTTCCGTCCGTATCGTCGAATTCCTCTGCGCCTCTTCCGCCATCGCGCGGCTGCGCTTGTTCTCTTCCACCAGCTCGTTCATGCGCTTCTCGAGCTGCTCACGCCGGCGTTTTTCTTCCTGCAGTTCAGTCTTATATGCAGGCTCGCGCCGGGCGCTGTCTTTCCGCATGTACTCATCGATCGCCTGCTGCACGATCGTTTCTACGTCCATTGATCCTTCCAATCTCGTCCTCCTTAGTTGTCGATTACACAGCCACGACCAACTACCGCTTCCTGAGGGTCGCGGCCCAGTTACCGAGCCGCGCGTGTAAACAAGCGGTAATATGCGTCCGATGGCTACCCGTTTCCGGCCGGAGCGTTCACCGGATCCGCATCGATCTCATCGGCAATGCGGTTCTTGATCTCCTGCCGGGCATCGCACAGGTACTTCAACGCAACGCGCTTGAATACCTGTTTTCTCAACGTCGGTGAATTAATCCCGAGAGTCAGCAGGCTCTTTGCGTCATTCGCTTCGGTACTAAAGTCCGTAATGTCGAATTCATCAAGCCCTGTCACATCGATCGTCAATCCATCCTGCCTTGCCGCCGCGATTCGGTTCAACACGCTTCGCATCGAATCCTTCATCACGTCGCCGTAGGCGCCCAGAATTTCCTGGGTAACGCTGAAATCCCATTGCTTGCTCAGGCCGGATTGCTGCCGGCCCGTGCTGTCTCCCGCCTGCTGCATCAGATAGGACACGCGGTAAATCTCGTCCTTCAGACGGTCCAGATTGTCCGCCGCGATCTGAAACACTTTGCCTTCGGGCTCCGTCCAGCCGAACCTGTCCTGCGACCCAAGCTGCACGTAATAACTCTCGCCTGTCACCTGCGTAAATTCGCGGTCCGAATAAATGACCGGCGTCGCGAACAGGCCCATTGTCAAAGCCCACCCAAGGGCATTTGACTTATTGAAGTGCTCCATCTGCAGCAGGGCGGTCTTGTTGGCTATCCATAGCCCGTCGTTCACTTTCACTTCGAACACCGGCACCTTACCGAGGGCGGCAAATCCATGCGGACCTTCCTCGATCAACTCGACCTGCCCCGATTTATCGCCCTCCCGCTGCACGTAAGTCCGATAGTTCGTCCGGTCGTAATGAATCCAGCGCGTCTCTCTCTTCCAGCCG